TCAATAGCCATTCATTTGTCTGTAATGATTTTCTTGGTTCTTAATGAGGTATGCTTCTCTTACTTGCTCCCATGTATAGCCTAGCATTTCACAAAAGCCTATAAACAGCTCCAAACCTTCTTTATAGTGTCTACCTACTAGCTCCCACTCAACTTTTAATAATTCAATGAACTGAGCAATGATATTATTACCATCGTCCGAGCGGCTAAATAAAATTGGTTCAATGACCATATTTAATTTTGTATCAAATTCATGTTCTAACCCAATACTTAAAACAAAGTGTAAGCAGTCCACTAGCTCTTTTAATACTTTATCAATTGTTCCAGCTCCATCACATGTGCCACACTCTACATAACTACCGTCAGAAGCTTGACGCGCTGCAGCTCCTTCACACTCAGGACATTTTACAGCCATACGCGGTTCTTTATCGTGACTCCAAAACTTAAATGCTCTCCACTCGTTGAACATTTCCCCTAGCTCCACCAATAAAGCAGCATGTTTCTTTTCTAAACGGTCCTCTCCTGGTTGAATAGGGTGATTCTTTAATATTTCTGCATCTAAACCCGCTTGTATCTCAAATAATTCTTTTAAATTCATTCCAACAGCCCCTTAAATAGTTTTATATATCCCAATATAGCAAGCCATAGGGGAATGCTAAGAAGCACGCCCCATAGTAAGCCTTTTATCAAAACGGCAAATCATCATCTTGAATATCCATTGTTTCGCCCTCATCGAACGCCGTACCCTGATTAGATGTATTACTATTCCCGCCGTTATTATCCCTAAATTCGAGAAACTGAATGCTCTGAGCTAGTATTTCTTGTACATATACCTTTTTGCCGCTGTTATCTTCATAGCTGCGTGTAGTTGTACGCCCTGTTACACCGATAAGAGCACCTTTTGTTTGATAGTTGCAAAGATTCTCCGCTTGTTTATTCCATGCAACACAATTGATGAAGTCTGCGCCCTGGTCTTTACCATCTTTCTTAGGCTTGTTACATGCTACTGTGAAGTTTGTTACTGCTGCGCCGCTTGGAGTATAACGAAGCTCCGGCGTTTTTGTTAAGCGTCCAACTACGATTGATTGATTAATCATTTTTATATTCCTCCTGGGAAAGTAATTTAATTTCGTTGATGTTTGATTCAATAACAGCCTTTATACTTGGGTTAATATCGCGCCCGCCGTTTAAATAATCCCTTTTGTACATGTAAATAACTGAATCTACTGTAATAGCAGGACCATTATGTTTTAAATAGTTCTCTATTACTTCCGTTGCCTTCGCTTTTGCGTCAACAATAGGCGTTTTTTGCTTAGGCTTAAAGCTTGTTATAGTGCTTGTACGTAAAAATTCCATGTTATCCGAGCAAATGAAGTCATGTTCTGCAATATGACGCTCGAAACGTTCAGCAGCTTTTAATAAATTGGCATCATTTGATTTAAAACTAAACTTATAAGGCGCTATTCTATCCGCCTGTACAGTCATTTCATATTCAATCATGAGTAAATCGCCCCTTCCATATTTCCATACATGCTTGCATATAGGCAACAGTGACAACATTTAGCTGTTCAAAATAGATCATCATAGTAAATTTTCCTCCCTATAATTTTCAAACCACTTTCGCCCCTCGTTGAATGGTTCGCCGTTTGGCCCATCTGCTCTACCATGTGCCCATAGATGACAAGGAGAACAAACCAACACGCCGTTATCTTCTGTACCTGTGCCGCCTTGACTGCGAAAAATAACGTGGTGCGGTACTGCTTCAACTCTACCGCTGCCACAACACACACATTTGCCGTTATCGCGTATATGAATGTTTAAGATAGTTTCACTACTAAACTTACCGCGCTCCTTTGCTGTGGGCTTAGAGCGCTTGTAATTGGGTTTTGCTACTGGATTGAAACCGAAATCAATTTTCTTCAAATGGTCCACACTCCTTGCAAGTGACAAAAACAACGCCATACCCGCCGTAATGCCAACCTTTAGGAAACTTGCAGCCGTTTGTATGTGTGCTTTTTCCGCAACCTTCACAAGACCATTTCCAAGTTGAAAATTTTGTTTTTCTCCATCGTTGCTTTTTAGTTTTCAATTGGTTTACCTCCTGCAGCAAGAGATTTTATTTGACCAAGCAGCAACTTTTGTTCTTGGTTGCGCTTCTTATAGGACTTCAATTTCTCAATGGTCTGCATGTAGCTCTTTTTTACTTCGCGCATTTCGTTTTCTAAGGCGCGTTTTTCTTCAAGTACCTCAGCATTATGCTTATAAACCTTCACCATAGCTTCCAGAGCTGGAACATAGTCCTGTAAATCTGCATAAAGCGTGTCATATTTTAAATTGTGTAGCATATCATTTAGTAATTGCAGGTGGTTGTCCATCATGTAAAAGCCCCTTTTCTCGTATTCTGCGTTTAATACGTTGCACCCTAGAAAAGATATTGGTGGGCTTTACGCCGAGTATTTCGGGCATATCTCGGCGCTCAACCCCTATGAATATCAAATCAATAACCTGATTTTCTAATTCAGTACAATGACTTTTTAACTCATTGATAAAAATTGATGAGTAATCAGCTTCTTGCCCGATGATGTCCCAATGATTACTTCCAACCATTTCGCCGGAACCTGTCGTATTTTCGATTGTAACGGGAAAATCCATTGAAAAGAGTAATTCATTGTGAATGAACTGAAAAACGTCATACGCGCGAGAATAATCAATCTGAAGGCTATTCATGATGTCATCTAACTGTGATATTTCTCTTTCTTCCTTGCTTTTGCCTTTTAAATACCTGTAAGCAAGGCTTTTAACTGGTTCTGAGTAATGTAAGCCCGCATTGTTTCGTGAGAAAGCGTTATCCATTACACCGAATATGACAGGAACGGCATAAGTGCTAAACTTTACCCCTGCATTTTCATCAAAACCGTTGTATGCCTGGGTAAATGCCATAGCAGCCGTTTGTATTAAATCAGCTTTTGTGTAGCTCATACGCTTGGCACGTTCCATATTACATCTAACGTATTTCCAACATAGCCCCTTATGTTTTGCCCATGCTTCGTCTATGGTGAGGTGTTCACCGTTGATTAACTTTTTCATAGCTCGCGCATGTACCGAGCTTGCATGTAGCTTAGGCGGTTTTCCCAATCGCAATGACGGCATTTGTAAGAAATCACGTTCTTTAGGGTTAGTTCATTTGTAAGATTGCAATTAAAGCAGAATACAATTAGGCTTTTATGGGTATCATTAAATTGAATATGACTTTTGACAGAGTGTTTATTCTTTGCGCTGGTGTTGGTAGCACCGGCGTTTTCGTATTTGTTTAAAAGATCGTGTATACCTTTTAAAACTGCTGGATTTTCTTTAGCTGCCATTTCAACTAATGACAGAGTGCTTTTTAATTCGCACATTTAAACCACCTCCGGGAATCGTTTGCCGCGAGCTACTTCACTTGCGTATGTTGGCGTAATGCCGTATTTTTCAGCAATATCTTGATACTTCCACTTTTCCTCATTGCGTAACCGGCGTAATTCTCTTATGTCCTCATCAGTCAGGTGTGTTGCTATCATTCCTTCGCGGCGCTTGAAGTCTAGGAGCTGCTTAGGTGTAATGCCGTATATCTCCGCAATATCAGCATCATGGAAGCCCTGGGCGCGTAACTTACGATAGCGGCGTTCTGTAATGCCTGCTGTTGCCTTCTTCCAGCTTTCTTTTCCTTCGATAAGGCAATACATTGATTGCATAGCCGCTTGAATTGGGCAGCCTTCACATTCGTTAGGCGTTGTACATCTTGCACAAGCTACATTCATTAACCCACTAACAGCACTTCGAGCACTTTTCTTTTCTTCTCTATTCAACATCGTGAATACTCCCCCTCATAATGGCTTTTAACCATTTGTAATCCTTTGTTTTAAGCGCTAAATCTATTAAGAAATCTTTATTAGCCAAAAAGAATTGTTTTTCATCGGTGAACTTCGCCTTGCAATTGTTGCAGATATTGACAGATATTACATGAATCCACCCACATCTAGCACACTTTTGCATTAGTTACACCGCCTTTTCTGCGGCAAGTTTTTCCTCAAAAGCGGAAATTTTAGCTTCTAAGGCATTAAGTGTTGCTTCACATTCCGGTGTCATGCCTGTATACTCGTCTGTAGAATAATTTCCAAAAGACCAAATACCCGGTGAGCAGATGAAATCTTTCATTTGTTCTCCCCCTTATTTAATTTTCAAGTATCTTGCCTAACCTTTGTTGAGCTATTATTTTCCGGTAGCTTGTCCCTTGATTGTGAATAGGTTGGCACATTTCTGTTAATCGGTCCATTGAACGATGACCGATTTTATTATATAAGTCATCGGGTGATAAGTTCGATGTAACGAAAATAGGTTTTTTACGAACGTAGCGACCGTCAACAATCCTAAAAATTACATCTTCCACCCAATCAGTGACTTTTTCCGCTCCTATGTCATCGAGTACAAGCAAATCACATGTATGTAGAGCTTTCATAATTTCGTGCTCTGTTTCTTGGTTGTTTTGATTGAATGTACTGCGTATTTTTTGGAGCAAGTTTGGCATACTGATGAATACAATTGTTTTACCTTTGCTTTCTAGTGCGTTTGCGACAGACGCGGCTAGAAGGCTTTTTCCGTTTCCAGGCACTCCCCATAGTAGCAATGCAGCACCTTTCCACAAATCACTATCGAACTCTTTTACATAACGCTGTGAAAACTTTAAAGCGTTTTCCGTTCCCTTGTTGCCTAAAAACTTATCAAAAGATGATTCTAAAAACTTTTCGCCAAGATCGCTTAAAGAAAATAATTCTCTAATCTTGCGGTGCTCTTGATAATTAGCGCGGGCAATTTCTTCTTGTTTCATTGCTTCTGCTTCACAAGGGCATACAGGTTGAACAGCTTTCTTAATACCTAGAAACTCTACTTCAATAACTTGCACCTCTTGACCGCAATGTTTACAGATATGCGGGTCTTTAGAGAGATAGAGCGTTGAGGCCTGGTGAATTATTTGATTCAATGTTTCTTGCAGCGGATTCATTTTTATTTTCTCCTTCCGGCTTGTTAGGATTGTCTTTCTTATACCAATTCAAGATAGTATGATAATGGCTTTTGTATTTGTCCTTACCAATTTGACCAATGTAATTATCTAATCTTTCGATGTAATCACATGCAACACCTTCACTCATTTTGTTTACAAGCTTGTCGTATTCTTCGTTAGTTAAAAGAGTAGATTCGCCGTAGAGTATTTTAGGTTCTATACTATCTTTTTTCTTTTCTTTCTTTTTACTTTCTATTTCCTTTCCTTTTCTTTGTGTACTTTTGTTAACATCATGTACACCTAAACTATAGTTATTGTTAACATTAACTTTATTTCCGTTATCATCAACCGTAAAAACAGCTATTTTGTTGCTGCCTGTGATTGATTCAACGTCCTTAATTAAGAAGTATTTCTTTAAAAAAGTTACCTCTTTTCTGCGTTTAGCAGCTTCTAAATAACGCGACTGAATGCCCTTAGATGTAAGTATATTGTGCTGTTCGTGTAACTCTCCGTTGAATAAACCTTCCTTTATGCAATCATTAACTATCTCTTTAACGGTGTTATTGTCAACATTAACTCGCTTGGAGAATAGTATTTGTTCGCGGTTAGTCCATTCGTAGAAATAACCCTCTTTATAAATTTTCATTAACAGCTTGATAACAACTGCAAAACCTTCCGCACCATGAAGCGCTTCAATGATTGCCACTTTGTCATCTTGGTCAATATCGACATCTAAAGGGAAGTAGTCTAAGCCTTCTTTTAAAGGTCTAGCCATGTTATTCCCCTCTTTCCTTGAAGATGAATATGCTTTCAAATGTTGTGCCTAGCGCATCAGCTAACTTTTTAGCATTAGCAGGAGAAACGCCGTTTTTCATTAGTTCGACTTGTCCAACTGCTTGGCGTGACATTTCGGCTTTTCTTGCTAAATCAACAATGCTGTAGCCTTTTCTCATACGAGCAAGGCGCATTTCTTTAGTTGCGAAGATTTTCAATTTTATTCACTTCCTTTCCTTGTCTTTTACTTTACATTACTTTGCGCTAGTTGTCTACATTTATTTTTATAAATATGTAATATTTTTTAATAACCTTGAATATAATACTATTTAACGGTAAAAAAAGAACTAGAGCATAAGCCCTAATTCTTTCTTCTGTGATTCCTGCCCACTTTACCGGGCTTTATAGTTGTAGCATCATCTTTGGACCAATGGCAGCGATTAACGCGCGTTCTAGCTGTCTGATACTTAATACCGTATTTCTTCATGTTTGCAAGCTGCTCAGGAGAGAAAACACCTTCCCGCATAGGTGTATTTAAAATTTCTTCTTTGGTCCAATCAGAAGCCGCACGCTGCGTAAGAGCTGCGCTAGTTATCCCCTTTGCATATGCTTCTTCTTTTTCCTCCTTCGTCAGAAGCGCGTCCAATCGCTGCTCATAACTTACTTTTCCTACCGGTCTTGACACAGCCGCTTCAAATGACATCTTTTTTGCCACCATACGATACTTAATTGTTTGCGGTCTAAAATTCTTTTCTTTCATGATCGCTTTTTGTTCTTCTGTAAAGAAACTCATTCCCCTAACTCCTTTTCATATACTTTGATACATTTATTTATAAAATCAACCGTAATGAATCCCCCAACAAGCATAAACATGAATGCTACAACAAATATAAGTGCTCCCATTCCCCAACGCCCCCTATGCGATAAATACCGGCTTGCCGGTTACTTTCTGAACTTCCGTTTTAAATAACTGTTCATCACTGTTGCTATCGCTAAGGTGTATAAGGTGAATTTCTTCAACCTTTGACAAATCGTTTACTTTAAAGAACTCTATAGCCGTTTCTAAGCTCATGTGCGACTGCCTAATACGTTTTCTAAGAGAAGGAGCGCAACGCCCTAAATCAACATTTCTGTTTATGATGTCCTCTGAGTAATTCGTCTCTAGTAAAATGTGCGTTAGCCCAGGAAACTTATATCTGATATAGTAAGTGTCGGTTGCGAATAAAAGTTTATCGCCTGCCTGGTTCATGATTAGAAAGCCAAAAGGTTCGCTTACATCGTGTTCAACGTCAAATGCCATTATTTGAAACGTACCGATTTTAAAAGGCTTTTTCTTTTCTACTGTCTTTAAGCGGTTGTGCTGAATTTCTAACGCTGCAGCAGTTCCAGCGCTGGTATAAACATCTATCCCGCGATTAAGAACGTCTTTTAATCCTTTGCAATGGTCACTATGTTCGTGTGTAAGCAAGACCCCGCTAACACTAGACGTTTCGTAGTTGGTCGCTTGTTGCAGCTCCTTGAATGTCACGCCACATTCAAGGAGTATTTTTGTTGTGCCATCGTCCAGCAGATAGGCGTTACCTTTACTGCCGGAGCCGATGACTTGAATATTAATCAAAACGGAGCACCACTTGTTTTAGGTGTTTCTGGAATATCAAAAGCTGTTTGCCCTGCTGGTACTTCATCATTTGGCGGCGCGTCAATGATTTCGTATTCTTGTGGAGCTGGTTGCTCTTGTGGCGATTCGTCAACTGATTCGTATTCCATGTCTAAAACCTCAGTGTTAGCATTTTCATCAATATCTAGCTGCGTTTCGTCCTGCTCTTGGCTTAATAGGTCCATAACAAGGCTTGCGTCATCACTAGAGTTTAAGAACTTCTTACAAGCGCGGTTAATGACTGTTTTCTTTGCCATTTCTACAGTAAATTGACCATGTACACTATTAGCTGATTCTTTTTCTTGGCCCGCCTTCCATGACTGCGACTTGCTCCACGCTTGGCGAATTTCTTTAATTGTCATAACTTCGATAAAAATATCATCATTACCAAAATCAATGGTGCAATAAGCTCCAATAACAGGCTTATCAATGCTTCCGAATGATTGTTTATGTTCAATGTCGATAATACGCCCTTTTTTGATTTCATATTCTACAGAATCCCCTTCATGAATAGTCATTGCATTAATTGTTTTAGCTCCTGCTACGCTTTTCGTTACTGCCATTGTTCCAAAATAAGAACGCTGGAATGTTAATGACTTACCGTAGCAAAGAAAGTAACCTTGCTTTTTAGAAGGGTTTAACCCTTGAACTACCATATCGAAAAGAGCGTTAGCAATGCTTGACTGTGAGCAATACTGCAATACTGGCGCATATCCGGCGTTCTTGCCCGCCTTTGTTTCTTGAAGCACCAACCACGCGCTTTTAAGCGCATTGGTCGGGCTATAGTTTTTCGGAAAATGTAGCTGGTTGTTTTCCTGTAATTTTTGTACGCGGTTTTCCACTTGCTCAACGATTGTTAATTTTGCTTTTTGTTCTGTAATTTGATTAGTCATTTTTGTTCCCTCCGTCAATTTGATTTTTAAATTCAGCCATTACATTTAAAATGAAGCTATATTCTAAGGAGCTGTACAGGTTGCTAATTTGATAAGCAACCTGAGTTAATTCTCCTTTCTCCCATAACCGCGCCATATTTAAAGCGTACTCTTGAACTTCATTCATTACGCTTGCACCTCCACACGTAACGTTTTATCTTCTTCATTTACTCGTAACGCGATCAATTGCGTTTCAACTTCTAGCAGCTTTGTAACAGCTTCCGCATTGTCAACAAAGATAGGCACTTTCACGCCGTAATGCTCAGATAGTGTATTAATGATGTCCAGCCCTACATTGATACGAGCGGCATTATTTAAGCCTTTAGAATATGGCACGCCGTTATAGATTGTTTCGCAGCATTCTTCAACAGCACCGTTAATTTGAGTGTTGAACAGTTTGAATTTAGCCATTTTAAATTTGTTATTAATTTTTTCTTCGAGAAGATTTACTTTCGTTCTAATAAATTCTTCTGTTAAAAATAGCTGGTGCTCAATTTTTTCATACTCTGCAGCAAGTTTTTGCTGTTCTTCTTCAAGCTCATTGACACGTTTTTCAGCGTCCTTGACTTGTTGCAAACGAGCACGCTTTTCACGCTCTGTCATGATTTCCTGGTCAAGATTATGAATTTTTGTTTCTTGTTCTTGGATAGCCTGCGCGTTCGTTTCTCCAATATGGTTTATTTGCTCTGTAAGTGAAGCAATTTCATTTTGAATATCTAAGTATTCTTTTGTATCTTCAAAGCGCGTCACGCCCTGTTTCATGCTTTCAAACTGCTCAGAAGCTTCTTGCTTTTGGCGGTTTACTTCTTTTAGTTCTGTTTCGATAGCAAAAACGTTTTTCTCCTTGTTGGAAAGCTCAACTTTTACGTTTTCAACTTCTGCCGCTGCTGCTTTCCCTTCTTTAGCTAACTTTTCAAGTTGTTCAGCTTTATGAACATTAAATGCGTCAACTAATTCAAGGCGTTTTTCTTCCGGGAACTCTTGACCGCACATAGTACAAGTGTTTTTATGTTCATCAAATGTTTGAGCATTAAGCGTTACCCAAGCACCGCGCTTTTCTTCAAGCTCTTTTTCTTGTGCTGTTAGGTAGTTTTTCATGTTGCCTACACCGTTTTGAGCTTGCTTTAATTCGATTGTTAAATCATTTGATTTATCGTTTAACTTTTGAATTTCGGCACGCTTGCGATTAAGAGCAGCATAATTACTTTCGCTGTATTTGAATTTCTTTTCTTCTAACTCTGCTTGTTGGAAAGTGATTTGACCTTTTAAATCAATCACGTTGTTTCCGTTTTTGATTTCTGCAATAGCTGTTCTTGCTTCACCTATTAAATTCTCTGCAAGTCTAATGCGTTCATTGATTTCTGTTTCATTAAGCTCTGTCACATCTACAATAGAGCGGCGCACTTCATCAATACGAACCGGGATAGCGTTAAGCTCTTTATTGATTGCAGTTTTTTTGCTGGCTACCATCTTGCGGTGGTCTGCTATGCTGTGACTGCCTAAAATCGCTTCTAGCGCTTTTAATTTATCAGATGATGCAATTACCTCCGCGTCCGTTAAATCGCCCGCTATCTCCATAAGCACGCTTCTGCGGTCCTGCCATTTCATGAACTCGTTAAAGAATGTTGGAGTAGTTAAAAGCTTGAAAGTATCTTCACTTACTAACTCAGCTACTTTATTTACGTATTCACCTTTTTTAGAAGGAACACCATTTACAAAATAATCTGTTGTATGCCCTGTAAAATCAGCCGTAGCAGCACCGCGCTTTTTCGTCCACTTTTCTTTAAATACTTTCTTCAAAGAAAGCTCCACGCCATCTACCAGGAAAACACCTTCAACCGCGTGCTCTAGGTTATGAATTTCATTATTTTGTGAATCAACCGTTTTTAACTGAAAGTCTTTACGGTTTAAGCTGTCTTTATCGAACAACAACCATGTAAGACCATCGTTAATAGTTGTTTTACCTGTTGCATTATCACCGAAAATATTCACGTTTTTACCTTCTAGCACTAGCGCCAGCTCGCGGATTCCTTTAATATTAGTTAAGACTAACGATTGCAATGTTATTGTTTTTGTTGTCATAGTAAAACTTCTCCCTTTTTAAGCTCCTGTTGGGGCTTTTTTTATTTGATTTCTTTTAACTTGTTGATAACGTTTTTAAGTGTGTAAAATTCACCAGTAGCAAGTGCGCGGGAATGGTCACTTAATGTAATGTCATTTGTATCATCTTCAATGCGGTCTTTTAAAACCTCTAAAATACTGATGTACTCAGCAAGCTTTTCCTCAACTGTTTTCATTTTTTGCCACCTACTTCTAAAAAGTTGCTTTCTTTCACCGGTATTACATCAAAACCAAAAATTTTAAGCGGTTTATCATTTGTAGTAAGAGCTTGATTTTCAAGCCTAAACTCAATGCTGTTAGTAAGAGCATTCATTTCATTCTCGCCTAGATAAACATTACCTAATTTACCGCGATTCATTGAGCGCCACGTTTGAATTTGAAGAAAGATTTCTTGAATTAATGACTTAGCTTTCATTTTCCTTCACTCCTTTTATTAAGTTGTCAATGGACACGTTAAGCACTTTAGATATTTTGTAGAGCATTTCAACTGATGGCTGCCGAGTGCCTTTTTCATAGCGGTTAATTGTTGCTTTATCTACGCCTAGCTTATCGGCTAATTCAGTTTGTGAAAGCCCTGCCTTATCTCTAAATTTCGTGATGTGATAAATCATGCGTTACCTCCTTTCTTGTTGCCGTTGTGGTAACTCATACCCTTATATTAAAGTATAGTTGCCATAGTGTCAACAGCTTTTTAAAAAAAAAGAGTGATTTTTTTATCACTCCAAGTCTCGGCGGCTCAAAACCCCTATTGTTAAGCCGTTTTTCTCTGCATATTGTAGCAATTTCTTTTGCCTAAATTCTGAATTAGTGTAGAAAACGAGCACACAACCAACATTAAATTTTTTCTCGTATGCAGGGAAAAGCTTTATATATTGGTCAATCTTTCGATAGTTAGCAATCATTTTCTGCTGGCAGTCAACTTCTATAAAATAGTGTGCGTTATCCATTGTAAAAAAGGCATCGGCTATAATCTTTGTTTTCTCCTTTGTTTTACCGTCCGTAATAGTGAAAGGCTTCTCTTGCTCCCATGTAGTAGGGTAATCATAGTAAATGAACATATCATTTCTCATGATTTTATGTTCGAGCTGGCTAGTTTTTTTAACTATTGTATTAGATCCTATATACTCCCTTCCTTGTTTGCTCAGATAATATACATTTTCCATCATGCGGGTATGGTTTAAATACGTTCCCATTGAAGATAAAATATCATTCATCGTGCGTACATTTTGAACACCTACGATTTTTTGTAGCTGTGAGCGGCTTAAAACGCCCATCTTATCCAATTTCGATAATATCGTCATTTCCCGGTGGCGGCGTATCTCTTTTTTTGATGACATACTGTTTTAACCTCCCAAACATTTCTTTATCAGTAATTAACGGTGTTTGCATTTCTCTCAGCTCATGAGTTTTCACAAGCGCCCTGCCTTTAAAATTAGAAGGCAGCTTCTCTGCTCCATATTCATCTATAGCAACCTTCGACGCATAATCAGCGCCCAGGCGGTAAGAAATCTTAATATCACTATTCATTTTTATCTGACGCGGCAAGCAGTCTGCCGTTGGGTATTGGGTAGCGTAAATAAGGCGAACACCTAAACCACCAGCAACGCGGGCCAGCTCTGAAAGATACCATTGGCATTCACTCATTGCGTCTCTCACTTCTTTAGACATCCACGCTTCCGGTGCAAGCTGCGCGGCTTCATCGACAACAACAAACAATCTATTTTTTAAATTCGTTTCAGCTATGTTATTGATACCTTTTTCAAGAAAATCAGTCATTAAAGATGCAAGGTCATAATGGAGCTGCTGTAAAACGGCGTGAGTTTCTTCTAAGTTTTTGCATACGTGGCGCACCTGTTTTAAATTTTTGTAGCGGTCAAATTCCAAGCCGCCTTTTAAATCAATCAAAATAAACTCTACATCGTCCGGGTGACTTTCTATAAGATAGGTCATGTTACTTTTTAAATTAACTGTCTTTCCGAAACGTGTCGTGCCTGCAACAGTCATATGCGGGATTGCGTCAAAGTCATGAAAATGAAAGCCATCTTCATTTTTGCCAAGCGGAACAAGCCAGCCGCCCGCGCCTTTTGGTATATCGCGATAATGTAGAAGTTTAGGAATTGATTCATGATATACAGTGATGATAATAAAACGGTCATATTCCACGCTAACCTTGCTATTTAACGTTTTAGTTAGTGTTTCTTGTATCGGTTTAACTTCGCTATCTGTAAGCCCTATAGAGGTCCTATAGGTGTATATGGTCCTCCCTTCTGTTCCTTTGTCCTCACTTATGAACGTTGGAAACTTAAATTCATCGCCCGACTTGTAACCAATCTTTAAATTTTTAAATACAAGCTCGATAGATTTACGGTCATTCCAGCCTTTTTTTCTACCAAGCAAAACAGCTAGACCACCAACAGCAGCAGGTAAAATAATTTCAAACATTTAATAACCTCCAATATTCATATTGTGTGAAAATCTAACTCTTTTCTGAATATGTCCAATGTTTTAAATTCGCGCCGTTTTTTTATTATGATGTTGCGGGAAGGGTGAGAAGGAAAGGAGAACTATTTAATTGGGAAATTCTCCTTAGCTGTTAGCGGTTATACATCGTATGCAGCGTGTGAAAAAAGAGTTCCTTTTAAAATTCCAGATATGCGGATAAAATGGATATTCCAGTTTTACAGAAAAACCTTCAACGAGAAAATGAAATACAGCAGCAAAGCTCCAATGCCAGCCGACATGCCAATTGTAGTGATTGTCTTTACTCGTTCGCCATCAATCCAGCCTTTCTTTTCTGCTACAGCCAAGCCAAGAAAAACAAGTCCACCTAAGCCAACAGTTAACATTTTGCATTCCTCCTATGATGTGAGTGCCATTTAAACCGCTTATTTTCCTTCTAGGCGCATTTTAAAGTAATTGTGCCCCAAAGGTTACGAAAGTATTCAGCGGTTTAACTAGCGGTTAATACGGTACTTTAAAATGATATGTATGTATGCTTGTTTTGATTCCAACAAAATAAAATAAAAAAAGCTCCCCATATAGGAGAGCTTTTTAAAATTAGAACATCATGTTCCATGTATCTTTTCCAACGATTCCATCTGCAGCAAGTTTATGTTTTGTTTGGTAAGCTTGTACGTATGATTTTGTACGCGCACCGTATTCGCCATCAATTAAACTTTCCGGCATTCCTGCAGCTCTTTGTACACGTTTCACGTTAATACCTTTGCTGCCTAGTTTTAATATGCCGGGATAAGGAACAAGCGGCGCGAAGTCATCAACAGGACACTGTTTCACTGGCTCTTTAGGTGTACTTACAGGTTTAGAAGGTGAACCAGCCGGAATTTTAGCCCCTGCTCGTAGTTCATCTAGTTCAAGCCCGAAGGTGAACTGAAAATGCGGAGCATCATAAATGCTTTTCCAATCGCCGCCCCATTCAAGCCCTAGAGCTTTCCCAAGTTTACCAACTTCACGATATTTTGAATCAGTATTATCAATTCCATCTTCTTCTTTGTCTAAGATTGCAATATCAAAAGCCAACCCGAAATTATGAAAAGAAGAACCACCGCGAGCATTAGTAACGATTGGTCCGGGTGTTGTTCTTCCTCGTGCGTATAACTCGTTTTGGTAAGCAATAGAACGATAGCCTTCACCAATAACCAGCTTATATTTCTTTTTGTTGTATGCGTCTGTGATGAGTTGAAGCGCTTTTTCAACCAAATAAGGGTGTACCCCCTTCATTTTGCTGTGGTTTTTCGCTTTATTTAAAAGATCGTTTAAAGAATAAGTCATTTTACTTCCTCCCAATCTTCACGAAATATTGTTTGTTGAAACCAGGGCGTATAAACTTCTTCGCCATCTTCTAAGTGAACAACAACTTGACCGTTTTTCTTGTACCAATAACCAACCCACTCAGGCAAGCGAACTTTACCGCCTTTTTTCATAATTTCAAGAGCTTCACCGAAAGTCATTTAACTTCCTCCTTAGTCTTTTCTAAAATAGGGTTAAGTTCTTCTTTCTTTTCTTGTTCTTCCATTTCAGCTTGTACAACATGAAGTTTTTTCGATAAGCCGGGAAGGATTTTAACGCCCATTTGATTTAAGTTCTCTAAGATAGAAAGAGCTTCATTCGCGATGTACCAAAGGACCGACATACCAGCAAGCACGCCGTTTAAATTTAACACCTGGTCTACAACGTTAGCCACGATAATTGCAACAAGCGTGCCTAATTTACGTGCATACCCATAAAGAGCGCTGCGGCTCCTTAATCTTTTATTCTTCCAAGCTTTTAAAATACCTGTGACAATATCACAAAACATGAGTAATAGTAACAAGTCTAAAAAGCGTACTTGTCCAAACAAATAAAAACGAACAATCTCCATTTGCAACCTCCTACACCTCCCCATATATATAAAAAAACAAGGGTGTTAACCCTTGTTTTCTTTCTCCAATTCCGCTTTGCGCTGGGCTTCGCGTTCATTGGCTTTTATTAACACTGGGTCTTCTTTAGATGGTAGCACACTTAATGAAAGCCCCGCACCTATGAGAAGAAAAATCACGCCCCACAACCATAAAGGCTTATAAGGAATAATTGTAAAGATTATCGCACCTATAATAATTGAGTACATCGCTATCCAATGGTACCAATACATTCAACCACTCCTAGTTTCCAATTGATTTCCACGCTTGGCGAGCTACTTCGTTTCGTTGTCTGTTCAATTGTTCTAGGCGGTCACGTTTTTGTTTAGCGGTCAATGTAGTAGAGTTCTGAACAGAACGTATTTCTTTTGTAACGTCTCCTACCGCTTGCGTTCCGGCTTTAACTTGGTCGTACTTTCTTTCATCAAACGATGGATTTTTAGAACCTCTTTGACGCTGCAGCTTTTCGCGTAGGTCATATAGTTTATTCATGCTCTCGCCTGATGTGCTTTGGTCCATTAAAAATGCACGAGCTATAGGCTGTTGACTAATTTGTTTAGCCGGCTTTGTTACTCCGTCATGATTGCCTGTTGCTTTTAGAATTGGATTAACTACGGCAGCATCAAGACCATCTACGGCGTAAGTTCCTAGCCCTCCGGTTAAACCTCTGATAGTGTTATCAACTACACGCGGCGAACCGAAGTTTTTAAATAGCCCCTCCCCGCCTGTCATCTTATTAATTCCAGCACCTAACACACGAGCGGTAGAGCTAGTTTTAATGTCGTAATGGTCGGGAAACTCTGTGTAATCATCGCCCCTTGAATCAATCGGGCCTTGTCGGAAGAAAGAGTGTCCAGAAAAACCTTCAAGGACCGGAACAAGACCACTCATTAAAACAGGGATAGATAAATCCGAGAATGTTTGCTTAATATAACCGTCAAATGCTTTAGGGTTGTTCTTATAAGCAAAGTCAGCAGCTCTTTCAATCGGGTCAGCAAAGAACGGTGCAACGTCAAACGGTTTAGGTATACGCGCTACTTGATTCGTTCCCGGTATAGGCATTAACCAAAACGAATTTTTTAACCATTGCGGCGCGTCATCAATTGCTTTTCTTTGCTCCGGATTGGAAAGTTTGTGTTGAGCTGCAATAATTCCGATTGTTGGAATACTTACAGCTACAGCCGCTTTTGTTGCTACCCTTGCAAAGTCTTTAGGGCTTTTTAAACCAGCACGTAACAATTTGTCTTTACCTTGAATGTTAGCATTCAAGAAAGCTACTGCCTTATTCCATTCTCTAATTCCGTTACCTGAGCGGGCAAAGTCCATAATATCGCGTGCTCTGTATGCTGCTTCCTCTTTTGAAACGCCTTTTCGTAAAGCTGCGCGGTACTCTCCGACTTTTACAGCACTTTCCGAAACGTCAGCAATTCCGCGTAAGACATCTAAATACGCTTTAGGATTTACAATGTTTCTAAATTTCGGCGTGTCTCCTTCTTTCATAACCTTTTTAATGACTTCTTGGTGAAGCTCGCGGTCATTAGAAACAATGTTACCGTAGCCGCCGTTTTGTTCAATAAATTGCTCATATAATTTGCCTGGGTTTTTAAGTGTCTTGCCGCCTACTTTCAAGCTCATAGACTGCCATAGACCAACCGGGAAATCAACAAGCGGATTGAATCCGGATTCTGAAACGATAAACGCTGCAGGAACATCACGCATAAAGTTACGCATTGAGAACTCAGGTGTTAATGTTGCTCCGGCACGTAACCATGAAGCGGGCTTTTCAAAGATTTTAACAACGGCGTTTGTTGCGTCTCTATCTAATCCCTTCATAGCTTTGTAAACGTCCGGCTCCACTTCATAATGAACCTCTTTACCGCCTTCAAACATCTTAATGGTGTTAAGTCTCGATTTTTCTTCGCCAGGTTCTAAACGGCGAACAAATGCGCCTTCTTTGTCTTTTGTTGCAAGTTTACCTAGTTGACTTGCTACACGCTGCTTATCGCCTTGTGTAACGGCGTTAAACATGTTCTTTACCATGCTTTCCATAGGGTCAATAATATCTCTATCCGAACCCTTCATTTTTTTGATTGGGTTAGTAGCATTCGCAACAGCGCTATTAATACCATTGTGAAAGCCCACTTTTTCATCATCGAAATGACGGAACATAGGCATGTAGTTAGGGTGCTTCGCTCTCATTGCGTCAAATGCTTCTTGTGATAAAACCCCTGTGTCAACAAGTTCTTTTTTCGTGACATCGTTAGAAGCTGCAACAAGTTTTTGTCGTAGGCGTTCCATGTTAGGCGATTCAAAGTTAATGATGTCCTTATTAATCTCTGCATCACTAAGACCGGATTTAATACCCTGTCTGTTTAAATCTCTAGCATGAACAGCAGTTGCATAGTCAACAAGATCGTTTAACTTAATGTTATGCTCTTTCATTTCTTTTATGATTGGAGCTAATTGCTGGCTAACTACTTGGTGCGCTCTTTGTGGCGAACCTCTGAACAATCGCGCTGTCTTGTATAAAGAATCCTCAGCACTAGCAACACCGCCGTTTATTTTCTTTTCGAGAGCTTCAAGCGGCGCTAAATCATCAATAAAATTAGTTCTAAAACCTTTTGTCGCGTCAAGAATCTTTTCTTTTTGCTTAGATAAAAAGCCTTGTGAATCGCGGTTAATGTGCTTTCCTGTTTCAGTTGCTAGACCGTCAGCATTATCATTAAAGAACTGTGTGAACATACGCGTTTTGAACTGCGGGTTTTTATAATCATATCCACCAGCAGCGGGTGAACCGTCCGGCGCTAAGTCCTGCGTTTGCACTTCTGTTAAATCTTTTCGCGGTATTTCTTGTTGAATTGTTTTCTTAAAGTTTAAAGCTGGCTCTTGCTTCATGAATGGCAGCGGTTGGTCTTGCTTAATTTTTAAACCGTCATTCGTTGGGCTAGTAGTGAAGTTCCCTTCTACTCGTTGAGCTGCACGCTGGTTAGGGTTCATGTTTCCGGTGTATGCAAGGAAATCGTCCTTTTCATACTTAGGAACTACAATCGGTCTACCGTCAGGACCTTTAACAATTTTAGTGCCGCGATTCTGAACGGATTTTTTAAACTGCAGCGGCTTTACATCTAAGCTATCTTCTAGCGGGTTAGCAAGCTGTTGCAATTGGTCTAGCGTCATGCCTTTGAAATCCGGGTTTTGCTGCATTAAGTTCTGAATAGCTTGTTTCTGTGAAGGTGTTCCAGTGAAATTGCCGCTCAGGATTTTTTCATAATCAGCATAAATTTTATTCTTTTGCTCATCAATGGCCCGCAGAACTTCGTCCACTCCGTCAGCTTCGCGAAAACGCCCTTCTGAACCTCCAAGCGCTTCCTCAACGTCAGCTCTTTGTTGGTCTAAGTCATCTAATGCTTTAGGCTGCCATTGCGGAACGTCTCCAAATTCATCTTTAAAACCGTCCATAACTTGCTTTGCTGCGATGTCTTTAAGCTCTGATTGATTAGGCGCACGCCCATTTTGTTTAAAGAAATCTTGATACCAGCCAGGGTTTTTAGAAACTGTATAACGTCCAGTAACTTCACGATGATTGCCCACCATGCCGTTATCTGTTGTGCCAACTTCAACCCCGCCGCGATTAGCAAGAGAAGATTTTAAATAGTCAACTTGTTTGTTTACCATATCGTTAAATTCTTTTAACGTGTCATCGCTAGGCGTGCCGCTTTGTAAATCGTCTAATTGCTGCTTCCAATACTCTGAGCTTTTGCCTTGTCCTAATGGCTCGTTAAGCTGCGGCGTGCCTTGAATGTCAACCGACTTTCTGAAACGTGCTGCATTGTCTCGAACAATAGGAGAGTTTAAACCTCTTACCGCATCGTCCATAGGGTTTTTTGTTGCTCCGCTCAATCGTCTCATTGCTTCCTCTTGTGGAGCTGGTAAACGTGGCGCGTTTCTGTCAACAATATTCTGACCATCAAACGTGCCTTTTACACTTTCTCTTTTCGTTCCGTTGAAACGTTGAAGGTTAAAAGGGTCATCATTTAAAACGTTTCGAGCACCTTGTACCTGTGACGCTTTATTTCCCTTCATAAGCGATTTTAAGCCGCGCCCTAGTAAATGCCCTCCACCATCTGCAACACCACCGACGAGCATATTTAATGCAGCGTCACGCGTGTTCTCTTTCCAGTTATAATCTTTTCCGTTTAATCCTTCGCGTATACCGACTTCACCGCCTGAGTATAGCGCCCCGGCAGTCATACCACGTAGAACTTCTTTGTTAAATTTACCTGAGTTTTTAGCAAACTTAGTGCCTTTCATTGCGGCTTTACCGAGCTTACCAGCTTCCGCAACTTTGCCGATTGCTTTTGCTCCCTTATAAGAAGCACCACCCGGCGCAAGCATTCCAAGTGAATCCGCTATAAAGTCAGTTGCTCCACCTTTACCGACTTTTCGTTTTGATTTATAAGCAGCTTCTTTACCTGTTACGCGTTTTTGAGCGTTAGATAAAAGCCCTAGTGTTGCGCTGTCTGCAATTCGCATAGTTGTGCGGTCTTGTTCTTTAACCGCTTTGCTTTTAGCGAGCTTCTGATGATTCTTTTTAGATTTCGCATTCGCTTCTTTAGCTGATACCTTATCGAAAGGGTTAAGAGCTTGATAAGCGTATTTAAAATCTTTAGCGCCGCTTACTGCTTTTTTCTTCTCTGCTTTAAATTCGTTCTTGATCGAATTACCCACATCATGCCCAACGTCAGAAAGAAAAGAACCCGCCTTTTCCAAAAAGCCCTTTTTCTTTTTGGACTTTTTTCCCTTGCCTTTTCCCCCTTTGCTCTTTTTACCTTTATGCACCGCGTCAATATGAGCTTTGCTAAGGGTAGGCATACTGTCTAATTCATCTTGAATAGATTTAGGGAATTTACCATGTTTCTTGTAATAAGCTTGTATCTTCGCTTCTTTTTGTACTTGCTTGCGGGAAGGCATTACGCCGCCCCGCCCTTGTTTCTTAGCCGCTTCTTGCATACGATACTTTTCTGCATTGGCTTTTTTCTCTGCAGCTACACGCGCCTTATATTCGCGTTCTGCTTCGCGCTCTGCTTCTTTTCGTTGGCGCTCCGCTTCTTTGAAAGCTTCTTGTCTTTGCTTCCATTTCATCTTTTCAATTTCGGGCTGCGCTTTCCAGTAACCTATTTTCTTTGCTTGATTCATTCCCGCATTGTAAGCACCCTTACCAAACATTTCATCAATGCGCTTTTGCCCTGCGTTTTCATCGTACTTATAAGGTTTATACGCCATTTAATCTACCTCCAACCCATAATTTTATCTACATAATCACGCGTTTCTTTTGGAGCAAAGCGGCGTATTTGGTTCCAATCTTTGCTGCCGCCAGCTTTTCGGATAGCTTTATTCAAGTTGCCCGGTCCCCAGTTATAAGCAGCTAACGCAAGAGGTATGTTATTCTTGTAAGTTTTAAGCTGCTGCGCTATATACTTTGTGCCGCCGTTAATATTTTGCTGAGTATCCCAGGGGTTTTTAACTCCCATAGCACGAGCGGTAGCAGGCATTAATTGCATGTAGCCTTTAGCCCCTGCGGAAGATGTCAAGCCGCTTTTAAACGTTGATTCTTTCTTAATAATAGCAGCAATTAAGTTTGGATTTACACCGTATTGTTTAGCCGCGTTATTAATCGGGCCCATTAAGTTAGAAGGTGCTTGTCTATATGCTGTACCTGTACCCGCTCCACTCATGACAGCACCGCCGCCACCTAGAGCAGCCCCAACATTTCCACCACCAGCAATACGGCGAATATTGCCGCTAAAACGTTTCGTGAAGTATTTACCGTAAGAGCTATTCATATCGACAATGCCGACACCTGTTTTACCCTGAGCACCAATGAATTGATTGTTTCCGAGATAAATAACAACGTGACCATTTTTCTTGTATGTATCAAAGAAAAGTAAGTCGCCGGGTTGAGCGTTTTTAATGCCGCCTTTTACTGCCGTTCCCTTATTTTTCAATGTCTCTGTTGAAGTGCTGGTCAATGGTCCTAAGTTTATTCCTAATTGGCTATAAGCCCAACGTACATAAGATGAGCAGTCAAAGCGCCCGGCGGCGATGTCCTTTTCAGAACGCCCACCACCGAACACATATTTACTACCACCATTAAGATACTTTTGGGAAACGCCTAGTATCGCCCTCCCTCCGGCTACCCCAGAAAACCCGAACTAGAACCGTCCATACCTGCATAAGCACTAGCTTGAGCCTGAGCTTGTGACATAGCAATGTTACCGTTGTAATTAAGTTCGTACTGTCTCCAAGCCATTTCATCGCCAAACTGTTTCTTATTCCAATCAAGCTGCGCCTTTTCAGAAGCAGACATATTGTTATAAGTGTACTTTCTCCAATCCTGTTCAGCTTGCCATTGGCTCTTGTTCGTTGCATTCTGTTCTTTCCATTGTTGCTTTTGGAAAGCAAGAGTTTGATTGAATTGAGAATTACTAGATTCAAATTGCTTCTGCCATTGGCTATTTTGTGCATTAAATTGTTGCTGCCATTGGCTGTTTCCTTGCTGGAATGACTGATTCCATTGGCTATTAGTAGCATCAAACTGCTTCTGCCAGTTACTTTGCTGCTGGTTAGCTTGCTGTTGCTGCCATTGGAATTGCATGTTTTGGAATTGCTGGTTTTGCCAGTTGTTTTTTTGTTGTTGGAATTGGTCCTCAGCCCATTGCTTACCTTGCGTGAGAGCTTCCGCTCGTGCTGCTTCAATACTCTTTTCTTGCGCCGGGTCCATGATTTCAGTAATACGCTGGTCAAGTTGCCCTTGTTGGCTCGATTCCTCTTTAGAAAGAGTATTCAACGCGTTTTGTCGCGTGTTGCCCTGAGCTACTGAAGCACTAACGTTTTCGCCTGTTTTAGTTAATCCGTTAGCCGCCATCATTTCGCGGAGCTTCTGCGCGTTCTGTTGGCTCACTACATCGGCAGCATTTTTTTGATCGTAAAACTGTTGCCCTACTTGTTTCTTTTGTCCTTCAACTTCCTTCTTTGCCTTATCGCGTTTCATGCGGTAATCGGCTAGCTGCGAATCATACGTTTTATTAATATCATCTTCTAGCTTTTTACGCGGGTCATTGTATACGCGGTGCTGTCCGTATTTCTCAACACCATTCTCTTTATATAAGCCAGTTTCAAAAGAGAAAATGCCGCCGTTTGCTTGCTCGTATTGGTTATCTCCAATTTGAGTATATGAGTTACCCTTGTTCTTACTCACGTTATATTGGCGCTGCCAATTCGTGCTTTTATCCGCTTTGTATAAGCGGTCTTTGGTATCTTTCCACATGCCTTGCCCTAAATATTTTGAATCCTGGTAAACACGTTTATACTGTGTCGATTTATTCTGCTTATACGTGCGCCCCTTTTCATCTTGGTAAAAATCATCACCCATTTTTATAGAAGCCAATTAAACCACCTCCAAAAAGCGCTTAAAATTAATCTCTGCATCTGCTAGAGACTTTGCCCCCTCCGGCATTTCAACCCATAGCAGCATATCAATATATGGCTCATCTACATGAAAATTCTTTTCTAACTTCATTTCTCCTGCTGGATAAATCCAAACTTCATAATGTCCAGCTTCAAGCGGAATAGTGAACCGCTTTTCAATTGATAGCTCGAAAATGTTTTCATCTTGGTTGTAGTAAATGCCAGGCATAATAATGATTTCATTTCCTTCAATACGCATTTGCATTGTTGAAAGTGATGTTTCTTTATTTGCTTTAATATCGTGCATAATCACACTCATGTTTTAACCTCCTTATACCATTGCAATCCAGCTATAGTTAACTGTAACCGGGCTAATGGTGTTATTTCGTCCGACTAATGTAAACCCGGTAGACGAAACGCTGGTAATAGTTAAGTCACCAAAGTTTTCCGGGTTAGACGAGTTACGAACGGAAGCAGTAACAGCCGGACCGGTTGAAAAAGCTTCGGGGAAAGAAATTGTTTTTGATGTATTGCCGGAAGCTGCAAGCGAAAAAGAAATTGTGCCCGCTTGAATCTTGCCGCCTTTCACAACCGCTCCGATAGCAGCGTTAACGGTGTTATCAGTCGCTAGTTTCTGCCATGCTGTATACCCATTATCAATAGTCCAATGACGGAAGTAAGCATTTAAGCCGCCTGCTACTTGGTGAAAATATTGTGTCATACGAACGTTTGAAAATTTGTATGTCATAACCATTCCGTAATTCTCAGGATATGCCCATTGAGAACCGGAAATAGTCATAAGCGATAAGCCGAGCGGGTAACGCTCCCCGCTTTGACCGTTGTAAATGGTATCTGCTTCTGCGATGATAAACATTTGGTCACGCGTAACGGCAAGCGGGAAATTACTAGGCGTATACCCTGCCCATGTTCCGGCGTGGTCCCCGGTTTTATTTGTTTTGTTGTCGGATAAACTTTTAATAGCTGCTTGTACATCTGCAGCAGTTAAGCCGCTAATTGTTTCAAGCTTAATGTTTGAAGCTCCGCTATTGCCTGACGCTGTACTTTGTAATGCGTCAATAAGAGCGTTGAAAGCTGTTTTAATTTCGTCAGGCGATGAATCAAAGTAGTTCTTCAACTCAGCGCTGGACATTTGCGGAACGTCCGGTAAATCACCAACACGCTTAGTAAATCCGTTGATTTTTCCTAGTGCCATTCTCTACACTCCTTTACTTAATATAGCTCATGTAACGATACTTAATTGCTGCAGAAGAAATGCCCATTCCTTCGTTCAATCGGTCATTCTTAAACAGAATTTGAAAATGTGTAATCTTTTTCGCTTTAATCCTTGCCGCTGCTTCTTTAGGAAAAGCGGAAGTATTAAAGGTAAAGTTGTTGAAATCAAGAAAACGAAAATCCATAAAACCGTTGATTTCAACGTTCTTTATTAGATTACTATATTTCTTGTTGGTAATGTAATAGAGGTCAGCACTTGAAGCCTTACCGACTTTCAAACTAAAAAACACTTTATCAACCATCTTTTTTAGTTCGTCAGCATCAAAAGTGAACAGCTTAGATTTCCAGTACGCATTGATCGCTTTTCCGTCATCGTTGTATGGGTATGTGTCAGTAGGCTTCATGAACATGTAAATCATACCTTTATCTAATGCGCCGAAATATAAACGTCCATCTACTTCAAGGAAATTACACGCGTTAATGTTGTCGAATTGATACCATGATTTAATATCATAATCGTACACGTACACGCGATTGTTTAAAGCAAGAAAATATTTTCTATCGTAATCAATTGTTTTCGCGTTCTGTTTATTCGCTTCAACTAGAAGCGCTGGGTTAATATCCTCAGAAATTAAAGATACATTTCGTTCATCACGAACGTTGGAAGAAGTCAAAGAAAAAACGCCCTTATCGTTAAACATAACAGGCGTGTTGTCTAATACTTGCACACTATTTCGTGATACTGCCCCTGTCGTATCGTTTAGCGGTTTAGTAGGGTAACTAGGCACACCATCTTTTAATTCAAATGACATACCCCATATAGAACGCTCTTTAATAATTACAAGCGTGTCGAACTGTTTAGCAAAGTTCATAATGTATTCACTGTCAGCACCAATCTGATAGAAGCGATTCTCTGGAAAGTATGTCGGGTCATTCACACCGCTGCCATACATCACGTTAAGTAAGTCAACATTTCCAGCAACAAAAACCCGCGTGTCATTCGCTCCACCATATAAAACATTTATGCGGCACTTATGGATTTTTCTTTCTAAGTCCTGGCGGCGTTTATATCCGGTAATAATTACGTTGTTCGTTCCTTTTGTTGGAGCTGTTGTAAAAGTAACCTTTCCGCTTGTACGGTTTACGGTGAAGTCTGTACCCTCTACCTTATTAGCTCCGTCAACGGTTGCTGTTACCTTATCCGCATCAATGCCACTGAAAGAAAGCTGGTAATCTTTCGCTGTACCATCACCACTAAACGAATCTTTAAAGCCCCCGCCTAATAGGTTAAAGTCCTCAAAAGGTGTACCACCACCAAGCGGCGTTTTACTGATTGAAACAGTAGGGATATAAGGCACAATGTCACTTACTGTCACTCCGTCAGTTACTTGCATTTTCGTTCCGTCCTGAATGTAGCATTTATTATTCATGACGAAAAATGAAAGTTCGTTACCGCTGAACGTGGAGGATAGCAACACAGGCGCACCATTTTCTAGTTTATAAAGCTTTGTGTCCCAACCGAATAGAAATACCTTCGTGTCATCAATCTTTCGATATAGGTACATTCCTGTTATCCTGCCGCTGCCTAAGCTAGTTGTAAAAGCTTTTTTATATCCTGTTCGCTTGTCAAGATTCCCGGTCTTACTAACAATCACGTTTAAAAGGTCCGGGCTTTGGTGGTCATTAATTTGCTCTGCAGCTTGCGAAACGTTAAGCCCTAAAAAGGGCTCAACGCGTAGCAAGTCAGGCGTGCGTTCTTGAATCTTTGGACGCGCCATTTAATCACTCCTTATTAATCATCATCTGCCATATCATCTACAAACTTAGCCGGGTCCGGATAGTCAACGTTAAAGTCGGAACCTTCCGGGCTTGCTTCAAGTCCTGTGTAATTAACATATTTCACCGGAATGCCCTGGTCAGTTTGTTCATATGACAATTCAATCCTTGCACGTTCAATTGTAATGCTTCCCGCTGTGCTCTTACCACGTAGACGAAATTTAGCTTCTGCAGTACGTTGCGTTTCCCCTGCGCCAGTTTCGTTGTAGTTCGTGGGGAAAACATTCATAAACGCTTTTAGCGGTAATGAATATGTACCAGCAGCCGCGTATGTTTCCGAAACTGTGAATGTATCAGCATCTTTTGTATTCGTCCAACTCATTTCCGGGTGGTAGGACTGATAAACAGTAGGATTAAAAGAAACAGTACAAGGAGCGGAAATAGTAAATGTTACGCGCCCTTCTGCTCTTAAAACACCATGACGCTTAATGTCCTCCCATTGATAAACAAGTTTAAAGTTACTGAATATAGTTGACGTAAGCACTAAAGGAGTAGGAGAGGTCTTTTTATCGTACATCAACCACGCCGACTTTCTTTCCCGGTTAGTGTTGTCTTTTGCCTTATGCGTTAGAGTACACGCTTGTAAAGCAACGTTACCAAAGAACTTTAAACACTCCGTCATTTCTGTACTGTTTCGGTTAGCTCCGTACAATCCGTTGAACCACTCCGGGTTTGCTACTGTCATGCCATGAGTAGAAGCGGCCCAACATGAAAGTGTAGGGACAGCAGACGTACCATTTACAATCCGATTGCCTTGTTTGTATAGCCAATCAATAACATCATTGAAAATTCTTCTGTTTTGCGTGATGTATCGCGGCGTGTAAACAATGTGTTCTGCAGCTACGGTAATGATCGTGTGAAAGTCAATTGCTGCTAATGCGTCAGGGAACATGTTTAATGTATCTCTATAAATTTGACTTTCTTTTTCACTGAACGGCGAAGGTCCTTTATAGTTCGCGCCGCCTGGTTGAAACTTGGAGCTAGTAATATAGTTCCATAGATAATCAGTGTTACGGTTTAAATCGACTAAGTTAGCATTTTGACGCTTAACATTTTTAAAGCCCCAGGGATTATTGATAGGCATTATGATGAAACGCACATTCTGCCTAGCGTATTTTAGCTGCGGGTATATCTCCCAATCTCTTACTAAATGATTAAGGAAACGCCATAGTGTAAAGAAGGCAGTATACTCATTTCCATGCGTGCCGCTCGACAAGATAATTGTTTTTGTGTAGTTCTCAGGCGTGAACTCATAGCGGTAAATGTTATAAACGCCTGTGTCTGTTGGGCTACTGTTATTTACGGTAGAAGTTCCAGCAAGGTATCTTTTAATGTAAGTAGGGTCATAAGCTCGTAAAGGCTCATATAAGGCATTAATAACGCCTTCCGGGTCTTTGCTTGTCGGAACTCCATTTTCACCCCAGTTAGTGCCGGGTTGCGTAGGTGGAAGCCAAAAGAATGAAGCATCTGAACCTACCTTTTTTGCCTTCTCAATCTTTGTATCTAGTCCTTTTTCGTCCGGCTCGTCATATTCAAAGTGTGATAAGCGCACGCGGAATGAACCCATTCCAACAGCAGCTTTCACAAAGAATTGATTGAACTTTTCATTACCGAAATTATATTTCTCGAAAGCTCGTACTAACTGATTGCTTACCGAACCAACCGACACATAAATGTCAGCACTAGACATATTTTCTATTTTGAGTGAATCGCCGTAATAAGAGTCAGGGAAAACATAAGTTTCCCCGGTACTCGAAACGCTGGAAAGGAAGTCTAATGCAACTTCGTTCCCTTGCTGTCTTGCTGTGGTTAAATCAATTGTAGGCATTAGCGCACCTCCTAGAATGTTATATTATCAGCCGCTAGAACTGTACTATTAGTAGCAGACGATACAATAGGCGTAGCGATTGAAGCAGGGTAAACATTATCTTTAAAGAATAGTTTATCAACTCCGGCGCTCGCGTTCACGATGTTTGTTAAAGTTGTATCTAACACCGTATTTTCTCGAATGTGCATTTGTTTTGTATTGCTGCCTGCTAAGTTAAATACGTTCGTTGCAACGTCAATTACTGTGTTTTCTTTTATGCGATAGTGCGAAGCGTTGTCATAAATATTAAACGCGTGTCTACCAGCTTTACGAATAATGCAGCGGGCAACCGATACGTTAGATGAGTTAGTGATGATAGCCACCGCGTCACTTGTTTGCCCGGATATGTCACACTTTTTATCAATGTCAATATCTTTAGAGCGCAAACCGTAAATGCCGTTTGTATATCCGTCAATTTTGGTATGCTCAATAACAAGCTTTGTTACGCCATCTAGTGTAATGCCGCTTGTAAGAGTGCCTTTTATATCACTGTCACGAATAAGGACATTAGTTTCTGTTGCGTTATCGTGTCCAATCTCTACGCCTTTCTCACCGTATGCAATTACACGCTCAACAACTGTGTTTCTAAGTCCTCTTAGCTGCATTCCTGTTTTAACTGCTTGCGAAAAATCACAATCAATAATATGAACGCCGATAGCGCCAGTGTTTATGATGTTGTCATGAGAACCAACTCCAACATTGAAAGAAGGAGCATTGGCACTAGGTCCAATCTTTGCCCGCTTAACGTAAATGTTTTTACATGGTGTACCGTCACCCGGTCCAAAGTAAGGGAAACCGGTAGGCGTTCCGCGTTCTATTTGTATAAATTCCGCTGTTGTACGAGTGCCGCCAGTGTCAATAAAGCCGTACCCTTCGCAAAACTCAATATCTGCCGTATCAATCGCGCAGATTTCCATACCATGAGAGAAGTTAACATTATAGATTTTAAGGTTACGCAATGTAATGTTTTTCGCGTACCCCATAGCAAAGGCGCTGCCATCATCTGCAATTAAATGCCCTCTGCAGTCCCATTGCCCGCCATCAATCCATATATCACTTTGCCCTACCATATCGCCAGGCACGCCATTTAAAACCATGCAATCGTTATGATAGCGGAGCAGCTTCGCGTCTTTATGAATAATCATTTTAAGACCGGCCTTAGCAATCAATGACTTTTCTAAATAGTAATCACCTTTAGGAATGACCACCCATAAGCCAACCGGCGTGCATTCGTCTATTGCTTTTTGAATCAGTGAAGCAGCATTTTTTAATACACCTTTTTCCACCTTGTAATCAACAACAACATCTTTGTTATTCTGTTTGTTTCTTACGTTAGAGATTTCTTTTTCTAGTTTAATTTCGTCCTCTTCATCTTCCGTAACATAAGAAGCGGTCAAACGAAATGAAGCACCGCCCAATAATGACTTTACTTTAAAATCCATTACGGATAAGTCACTAACTTTTATAGAGCTAAACGCTTCCGCTGTTACCTCTTGACCGGCAACAGTCAAAATGACCGTTGCCGTACTGAGGTTTTGAAGTCTGATTTCTTCGCGTGGCTCACCTGTAAACGTGTATGTTATTTCAGATGTTCCCACGCTGTCGATAAATTCAGTAACAACATTGCTACCAAAAAATTTATCCGGTGCTTTAATTGTTGGCACGTTTGCACCTCCTAGAAGATAGTGAAAATATTGTCTATGCGTTCTTGCCCATCTTCATGAGCTTCTTTAACATCACTCAAACGATTATAGTAATCACTCAATAAACGCTCTGCGATGTCCTGGTTTTCATCTTGCATACATTTACCGCCGAGATAGTAAGGAATTAAATGGTGATATTCCCTATCTATTTCAAATTCGTAATTGTCGTCAGTTCGCGTTGTAAGCTGTTGCGGATACTTCCAATAGTAAAGGTCTATTGTTCCGTCAAAACCAGCGTTAAAGCGAATCTGATTGTTTAAAATGCTATAGTTTCCTGTGAACAGTTCTTCATTCCAGAAAACATACTTCATTTCGCGATAATCAGCGGGTAAAGCAATGTAATTGTACTTCTTGTCATCTTGCTTCACTAGCTCAAAGGACATAACCGCCGTAACACCTGAGCGGGCGGAAATGTCCATTTGTGCTTCATGAGCAAATAAGGGCATACGCTTTAAATAATCGGCGTTTTCTGCGTCCGATATTTCTAATCCGTCTATCGAATACTCTGCCATTAAAGCCAACGCGTGCGCTTTTGCTTCTCCTAGATTCATATACACACCTCACTTTATAACCCCTGCAGCTTTCATTTGGTCCATAAGGGCATTTAATTTGTTTGCTACGTCTGCGGTTGTTGCCGTTCCTGCATTTAAGTTTGCAGGAGCTACCGCCACATCATAAGAAGAACGAGCACGAAAAGCACTAGAACTCTTATTCGATTTCACTTTAAAAGCAGTAAATTTTTCTGTGTTAACACGCACCGTTTGATACGCGTTAACTGTCTTTACTGTAGCATTTATCGTTAAGGTTAGGGTATCACCGCTTAAATTTGCAAAATCCATTGTATCGCGCTGGTTAGCTTCTAAGAATGTATACGTAATCTCGACAGTTCCCACGCTATCGTGAATTTCAGTTACCCAATCATCACCTATTTTGCGTGCTGCTGTTTTAATTACTGGCATTTAAACCACTCCTTTTAATTTATTAAGCTCGTTTATTGCCTAAACGGTACGGCTCGAAAGGTGTTTGTGTTCCTTCTTCAACTTGAACCCTTTTATATCTGTTGCTTTGCGGTGCTGATACATCTGCCAAGTTAGCATATAACAGGAAATAAATTTCTGTTTCGCTTCCTGTATTGAATGTCATAGTTTTAGAACCCGCTCCATCTGTGAGCGTTATTCCTGAGCGGTCACTACCTTTTCGCGGCGATACGCGCGGCGGGTCAATTCCAGTGATATGCTCCACTTCGTAACTGATTGTATACTGTGTGTTAGGTTTAACTGTCATTTTCACTGTTTCTATTGCTGTAAAAGCATTCAAAACTGATGACACAATAACTTCGTTAGGTGAAATAACTGTAAAAGAACTCCCCCCGCCCGATGTGATTTTACAACCTTCAAACGTAAATAAATTCTTCTGCGGATATAAAACAGCTTTCTTGTTTGTCGGATTGTACGGTTTAATTCCTTTTTCTGTACCGAATTTTACATATACATTCTCACACCATAACTCACCGCGCCCGCCTGCATCACTTTGTACATATATGCGGTGCTCTGTTGAACCATAAGGAATATTCATAGCTCTTGCGCCGTTATCGGTTACTTTTGAAACGCCTATATATGTTGGTGTGCCATCGGATTTTTTGTAATAAAACATAACCGTTGCCAGCGGGTGAACGTCTCCGCCAAATACAATGTCTTTCCCTTGAAAATCACTGTCTTTATAGCCCATGTTTGCGAGAATCAATTGAATGCCTGCGTAATCTGCATTAGAGTTCCAGTAAACACGATTCCCTTCAAATCTTTTATATGTTGTTCCGCTTCTAAGCACCCATAAATCAGAAGTTAAAGGAACATTTAAAGCGCCATCGCTTATTAATTTAGCGGGCTTGTTAACCAATATGTTAGGGTCATATAGAACCGGAGCCATAATATTTATTTCACTAGGTTGAAGTGCTTTGTCATTCGGGTATCTAAGCAATACGCGAATATAAGTAGCATTTGACGGAACATTAATATCATTCGGTCCGTAGCTCCAGTTGTAAGGTTTACCAACATAACCGGAATCATTATAAAAATAAACTTCTGACATGCAAGCCGGGTTAAAATCTAATTTGTATTTCTTATTAGGAGTAACCGGAATTAAATCCTTAGTTCTTAAACGTGATACGTTCACAAGTAAAACACCGTCAACGCCGTTAATACTTCCAGTTTCCCACCCCGAAGAATCAGGCAATAAATTTTTAGCGGGTGACATTACCGCCGGCTTAATCAATTCAAATTCGATAGCAAAGAACGAATAATAAGAAGTAGGGTAAATGATCGTTGTTTGACTTAATGTTGTACCGCCTACCCATTCAACATAATTCCCTACGTTTATTGATGCTCCTGTTATCCGCTTGATAGCTGCAGCGTTTGTCTGGTCATATCGTCCGATAAAGTATGACTTACCAGCTTTAAGAGTTATGCCGCCGAAATCGTAAGAGTAAACGCCTGTGCCGTAGTCTGCGTCTCTTTGAAATAGTGCATTACCTACTTTTCCGGTACCTTCTACCCATTCATAAATAGCAACGTTGAATGAACCAGCGGTTAATGATTCAAATTTCGCTTTAGTTAAACGTACATCTTGCTTTACTTTGTACACGTTACCGGAAACAAAGTTATGCGATGTGCCTAGAATATCCGGCGCAATAATATCTTTGCGTACTGCTGCGCGTTTATTCGTTAATTGGTACGGCTCGAAGGGTGTAGCCGGGCTTGTAGCTGTCGCAACTTCTTCAAGCTGCCAGTTTTTAAAGTAATATGTGCCCGGTCCTAGTCCTCTGTTTGTTAAAACAAAACCAATAAAAGCACAACCGGCAGGCGTAACACCGGCAACGTTCGCGCTTATTGTATTGTAAGTCTGTGTTATTTTGGCACGCTTATCGTCATAGTACATCAAATGAATATCTGCATTAGTGTCACAACTAGGCTTATATGCTGTGTTAGGTTTAGCGGGAACTAATACAATAACGTCTCTATTGTTTCCCGAAGCTGTAGTTTCAAAATAATATTCTGATTTGAATGTTACATAGTCCGTTTGAGAAGGCGCGAAACTGGAAAGCCAATAAGAACCAGGCGGCGCAGTATATACACTTCCAGCCTTTGAAAAGTCATAATCTTTTAACGGTGGTATTAAATTCTTTTTAGGATATAACATATAAATCTCCTTTCAAAAAAAGAGAGCGTTTAAGCTCCCTCCGTTGTGTTTTCTTCTGTTGTAGGTTGTTCTTCTTCCGCTGGTGGCGGGTACATTTCAAGCAAGAAAGCTTCTTCTTCATCAATCAATTTATCAGCAGGAATGTTGTAAACAGGAAACACGCCGTTCTTTCTCCAATTGATCGCGTTTATTTTCCAATACTTATTAATAGCCTTTAAAGCTTCGTAGTTCGTTTGAGTTAACGGGCTTGCTGTTGCGTTTGCAATACTCTCATAATGAGCGGTAAAGAAAGCCGTTCTCATATAACCATCAATAAATTCGCCGTTTGCTTCACCTATAGGAGACATATTGAAAACTTCTCCTAGCATTTCATCATCATGTTTCGGCATAGTTTCGATGAATGTTGCCATTAATTAACCCCCTATAAATTCAATTTCCTAGACCACGCGTTGTACGTTCGGGTAGCTGCGTCATTATTTACAATTTGAATAACTGCAAAGTTTAAAGGACACGTACCCGAACCGCCTTTTGTTGTGCTGGTGCTAGACTGCGTTATAAAAGCAGGGCTAATTAAAGTCGTACCGTCAGGAGAAGAGTAAACGTTTAAATTCCACGAATGTGAAATATCTGCTGTTAAACCTACTCCTAAAGTGTTAAAACCGTCCATAGTAACAATGTTACTCGTAAAGTTTGTTGCTCCCCCTGCTGTAACAGTAACGGCATTTAACGTTTTTTCCTGCGGTGTATACTTCGCTTGTTCCTCTGTTGGCACTAGCCCGCTGCTTTGAATGTCGGCAACATCAACCGTATTATCTACGTATGTGCCATTTGCTGCCCATCGGCCCATCTATATCACCTCAATTATAAGACTGTAATTTCTTTTCGTGTAGATTCACGAATGCGCTTGTTAACTTCCTGAGTACGTTTATATGAATCATAGAAAATATCAGCAATTACATAAGGAACCTCAAACTGTTGCCCGCGTGGTACTGCATAAGTTACGCCATTCCACGTAATAGAAACAACATCGTCCGGGTTGTTTGGGTCCTCTGGAATATGAATAAGCTTTTTAGGCATTTCTTTTAATTGCTGCTTGAAGTTCTTTTCTTCTGCTTTCGCTTGTGCTTCAAGTGTCTTTTCTTCCATTGCGATTTGCTCAGGTGTTTTCACGACTTCTTCTTGCTCTGTTTTAGTTGTTTTAGGTGCCATAATATAAAACCTCCACTTTTTAATTAAAATAAAATAGGAGCGGTTTTAAGCGCTCCTATTAAGTTATTAAACTGTTGCGCCAGTTTCTAGGCGAACCATAGCAAGTTCCTGTAAACGAGCTACAGTAAGAGCACATTTCCACGCTACAGTGTTGAACATGTTAAGCGGGTCATTAGTACCGCCGCTTCCTGCTTTGTGTACAATCATTTCAGGCTTAGAGCTGCCCGCTACGTCAGGTACACCATAAGCGCCCTTACCAATAAATAGCGTGCCGAATACGTCAGCAGATGAAGCACCAGCGCCCGCCCATTTCATAGCGTTGTCAGCTTCTAAGAAATAGATGCCGTACATTTTACCTAAAATACCTTCTTGACGGTTTTTAGTATCAACGTAAGTATTTTGGTCTTTCCATTCTTGCGTTTGCATTAAGTCTGTTGCAACGTCTGTATGAATGAAAGCTAAGTAACCTTTGCCGCCGCCTGGTAAACTAATTTGTTTAACCTTGTTACGTTTTAAAGTACGGCGAGCTTTAAGAATATCTAATGCTGTGATTTTGTCTGCAGCAGTAAGTAAGTTACGCGCAGTTTTACCGCCAGCGTATTGTACGTTAGTTCCTGCATAGATCATATCGCGGCAAATTGTATCAATAGATTCGCCTGCGTTTTCGCCCATTAACTCAGCAGTTTCAGTTAATAGCGGGTCTAACCCTGTAAGGTTAATGAACTCAGAAATTTTAGTCCAGTTACCGTATTGTTGAACAGTAGCGATAATTTTAGTGATGTTCAAATCTACGCCATCAGGTGTTACACCTTCAGTAAGAGCAGTAGTTGAAACCGCTAAAGAGTTTAAACGGCGGAAAGAAGTTGTTGCACCGCTGTTTTTAGGAATGTTTTTCTTTTCTCCGTAATTTAAGAAGAATAACTCAGGTGTTAATCTTTCAAGCATTGTACGGTTGTAAAACTCTGCTTGTTCTGCTGTTAACGCGTTTACGCCGGAAGTGGCGTTATAACCTTGTACGTTTGTAGCCATGTGCTCATGCACTCCTTTTTAATTAAAATGAAGTACGTTCACCAGCCTTAACTTGTGCAATCATTTTAGCAAAGTCAGCCGATGACATACTTGAAACGCTTTGTGTATGTTCAGCCCCCGCAGCTCCTAAAGAACCAGGTGACGAGCTGCTATTTTGATTTAAGCTATTGATAGCCTTTTGTTGGGCGCTCTTAGCTAATTGGTCGTAATTGTGAATGCGGTATGCTTCTGTAAGAGATAGCCCGCGCGCGTCCATTAAGTTGAACACTTCTTGGCTTACATCGTTTGGCGTTACGTCCGGGTGAGCTTGTTGAAACTCAGAAACGTACTTGTCAAACTGTTGTTGTGCCGCTTGCTGCGCTTTCATTTCGCGCGCATATTGTATGTCAGGGTGATTTTCAAGGAACTTGTTCATAGCGTCCGGGTCAATTCCCTGCTCGCGCCATTGTTCAGCTTCTAACTCTTGTTCGTGTTGGCTTAATGCTTCTCGCATTTCCTCAACTGAACCATAACCGGACACACGCGCAACACGCTCTAAATCACTTTGGTAGGTGTTTAGGCGCTCAACTTGCTTATCGTAATTCAATCCTTTTTGGATATAGTCCGGTGCTTGGTCGTAAGGAATCTGCATTTCTTCTTTGTTGTATTTAACATTAAAATATTGTGGCTCTGCTTGTGGTGGAGCTTCGCCCTGCTGTTGCTGTTCAAATCCTTGTTGCTGTTCTTGCCCTTCAAATCCTTGCTGTTGGTCAAAACTATCTTGACCGCCTGCCGCTTCGGTTTGGTTGCCTAAGCCTGCTAATTCGTTATCCATTGTGAAACACTCCTTTTCCTATGGTTGGGAAAATATGAGTAGATTTAACGACTTGCTCAGGTCGAGATATGATATATATAAATTTTACTTATGTCGAAATTACCCGCCTATTGGTTGTGGCGCTGGTGGTTGTCCTCCCGGTGGCATTCCTCCTGGTGCTGGTGGTGCGCCTTGTGGCATTCCTCCCGCTGGTGGAGCTGCGCCCGGTGGTTGTCCTTCTTGACCGCCCATAATTTGCGCTTTCATTTGCGCCTGTAATTGCGGCGGTGCCGAAAGGTAGGCTTCTTGTTCTGCAGGGTCCATCGTTTCAAGGAGCTGCTGGAATTGCTGTTCTCCCATTTGTTCCTGTTCCTGCATTTTTTGTTTAACCATTCTAATGAGCCTGTCTTTAAAAGGTACAACATTCTTCGGCACTAATTCAAGATACGTGAGGAAATCTATTAACTGCATATCTAGGAATTTATCTAAACTAGACATCATTAACGTTTCACTGTATGAGCTTGAAGGACCAATGTCTATTTTACAGCGCATGTCTACGTCTGCATAGTCATCGCCTTGAAACTCTTGGTGGTATTCTTCGCCCTCATCGTTTTGTAGCTTAATCATTCGTAGCGTGTTGTACTTTGTTTTAAAGAACTGCATCCATATCAAACCTACATCTTCCATAGCTTGATAGAAGCGGCGCTTAATTGATTCAAGCGGAATGCCTGCAGCCTTTTGTAATTGAATAATAGCGGTAGCGTTCAAGTCGCTGCTGTTATTCTCACCCATTGCATTTTCATTCGCGCCCGCTGTTTCCTTCGTATATCCTACAAAGTTATCAACTAACTCTGGCACATGAGAAGGCATAGAAGCTGGATTCATATATTCAATGCCGCTGTTCGGTTTATCCGGTGGTGCATCTGTATAAATGATTTCGCCCGGCTCATTCTTAATACGCTGCTTAACATATGAGCGGTTAACGACCATCTTCGGCCAACCTGTTAATTGAGCAGAAAGAAGCTGCATAGCCATTAAGAAGTTAATAGCTTTTTGATTGGGAATTAAGCTCTCAATATCTCCAACACCGAAAATAGATTTCTTACGGCGCTTCCAGTTCATCATAACAATTGGGTAACGTTCAAAGCCCATAGGCGTTTCATCTTTAATTAATACGCCTGCTGCAACTTTAACAAAATGTACTTCACCATTCTTCTTATAATAGCGGGTTAATACAGTAATCTTGCTATCTCCGTCCTGTTCATTCTGTGCCATATCGTATGCCTGGTCTTGCGTTTCTTTGTCCTCTTTAATCATATCGACATACTCAGGCGGCAAACCGTTATTAATAGCAGCGTTCTTCACATCACTTACAAGCTCGCGGCTCGTGATAATGATATATGGTTGCTTCTGAACGTCAGCAACTTGCGGATTGCCAGGGAAGAAATTAACCGCGTCAATTACTTCGCCTTTAATGTCACCGTTGTATTTCAGCTTGTTACCGCCTTTTACATTAGGGTCCCAATAGTAGTGAATGAAGCCACTACCAACAGCGGCGGCATTCTCTAACATTTCTTCGTTGAGCATATCTTGTTTAATGTGCTCCCATACGCTATCACTGTATTTACTGAATAAGTCAGCGCCTTCCCACTGTTCAATGTCTTGCCCTTGAAGCTCCGGGTTATCTTGGTCCGGTTCGTCAACATCTAAAGCAGAAAAGACCATTTTAATATTTTCGTTCATGATCGTTGCAACTTTATGCCCTACAATTTGTTCAATGATATTAAACACTGGACGCGGTAACATCTTTGTACGTTCTGTTACTGCGGGCCATTGGTCCCCTGCCTTGAATCTCTCGTATGTAGCCCATGATGTAAGGAAGTTTTGTGACCGCTTATAGTCAAGTGACTGTTTATACTCCTTCTCAACCTTTTGAGCACGTTGAGAAATGAGCTCCATTTGTTCCGGCGGCATGACTGTTTTCGGTTCGCTACCTGTTGCAGCGGCTTGCTGTTGTTGTTTAGCCATTATTTAACCTCCTTTTCTCCGTTTAACCATTCGTCTACTACCGATTGACTAGCCATAGCGTGCATAGCTTGTGCTTCAAATGGATTTAAAGCAGCAAACGGCGCATGATTCTCTTTTAACGTTTCGTATTTCGCTTTTAAATCGTGGTACTCCTTAGCAATAGCGTTGTTGCCTGCAGCTAATTTAGAGTTAGCTTCTTTTCTTGCTGCATGTTCCTCCGCTAATTGTTGAAAGTCTGCCTTCAATTGCTTATAATCCGCTTGCAATTGCACATCTTCACTAACTAAATTAGTATATTTTGTGTGCAAATTGTCGTATAGGCGGTCATGTTGATTCTCTTTCTTTGCAGCTTTAAGTGTCGCAATTAAATAGCCAATATAACCAATAGCAACCCCACTGACTCCACATAATATTTCAGTTACCATGTTAAAAAATCCCCTTCCTCATCGTGATTAGTTTGGAACGCTTGCGGCAATGGTGGTTTTTCCGGCTCCGGTAGTTCGCCAGTGTGATAGATGAATCTATTTAACGCCTGAGACATCGAATCCACATCATCATCATGCGCCCCATTCGGAAATGCTGCAGCTTCTTCTATGATTTCCTGTGTAAATGGCTCGTGTCTTGGTAGCCATACGTTACCACTTTCAATAAAAGGAGAAACAGCTTGAACGCGTGCGACTTTACCGCCTTGCGGATTTACTGCAATTATACCGCCTATTTCCCTGTGTAGCATAGATATGATAGCTGTGCCGTTTGCTTTATCCTCTATTAAGCGGATAACTGCTGCAGGGTGACGCTTAATCATGTTACGCACCGCTTTTAAAGTAGCGGGGAAATTCATACGCGCCTTAATGCGGTCTTTTAGGTACATATCCATTCCAACCTTGCCCCACACTTGAATAGAAACATAATCGCTATCATCTTTATCTTTAAACGTGGCATCAACCGAAATAAGTTCCTGAGCGACAATAGGGTACTCATCATAGAAGTTCCACCAATGCCTTTTAAGCATATTACCTTCTGCCGCTGTTGGTCTACCTTGATAAAGTGAATTAAAAGAAGAAGGGTAGAGCTTACGTTGTTCAATGAACTTCTTGCCGTAACGTTCGGGCCAAAGTGGTTCGCCTATTTCTCTATTGAGCTGGTTGCCTTCTTCGTTAACGTGTTTCTCGTCAGCTTCTAGCGGGAAATTGTACACTTGCCAGGGCAGCGGTTCACCATATTCTTTAGATAGTAAGCGCCCTTGTAAGTCATCTTCATGCCAACGTGTAAGAATGATAATGACAATAGCGCCGGGGTGTAAACGAGAAGAAAAGCTATCTACCCATTCATTCCAAAGTTTTTCCCTGTGCGTTTCGCTGTCAGCTTCTTCCCTGTTCTTTATTGGGTCATCAATTAACATGAGGTCTGCCCCTTCGCCAGTGATACCAGCAAGAGCACCACGCGAAAGCATACCGCCTATTTCATTCTCTAAATACCATGTATCTGTGGCAGAAGCTCGCTTAGAAACATTCACGCCGAATAAATCAACGCCGAACTGCCTAACCTTCTCTTTATTCTTCTTACCGAACTTCTTTGCAAAGGTATCATTGTAGCTTATCTCTATAACTCTATCCTCTGGAAAGTGACCAAGATAATAGCTAGGGTATGTTTCCGTAGCTGTCATTGACTTACCATGACGCGGCGGCATATTAATCATGATGTATTGGTTTTCTGTTTCTATTTCACCTGATCGCATTTTCTTTTTGTTATCAATGGCACGCTGCAGAATATCGGTAATAAAGAGCGTGTGCCTTGCGTGTACATAGCGCCCCTGATGAACATAAGTAACATAGTCACCGTAATTACGGCGTGCAAGTTCCTTCTGTGCTTCGATAGCAACAGCAATTCGTTGTGATTCACTCAATTTTAGCAAGTTTTCTCAGCTCCTCCGTAGAAAGCCCGCTCAAATCTACTGTATTATGAGTAATTTCTCCGCTGTGTTCAATCTTATCAGCGAATAGTTTCATATGTTTGCCGAGTAATTCAGCAGCCTTAATCTTGTCATGAAACTTTATTTCAATACCTTCTTTACCTTGCTTAATAGCGGCAATACTTTTGCGCTGCAGCGGCGTAAGCTCCGATAAATCTTTTACAACAACCATTTGCGCGGTGCTGTACATAGGTTCTTTTATTTCCGGTTGTTCATCTGTTTCTTTTTGAGTAATCTTCCAGCCGCTCACATACTCCCTTGTATCGACATACACAACCTCATTTACATCATGAAAGGCAATAGCAGCCAACTCTTGTAAAATGCGGTCAGCGCTAACGTCAATCTTCTCAGCCCTATTGTTCATGTGCTTCTGTATCTCAGCTTGAATGATAGGTTTAGATAGGTTCTCTGTGCCTGTTTGTTTAGCAGTCTTTGCACTATAGCCAGCACGTAAAGCCGCTTGTGTTGCGTTCAAGTCAATTAGATACTCTTTAACAAACATTTGTTGCTTAGGTGTTAATCTAGCCATGTTCTAAGCTCCTTTCGTTCAACATGTAAACCAATTATATATTTTTGCAAATAAAAAAAGCTACCTTCATAAAGAAAGCAGCCTAGCACTGTATTTTGTTTCAAGGACTATAACATAACCAAAATGAATAGTTGTTTGCACTCAACTCTTGTATGGAAGAAGGTTGACTGTTTCCGCAGCCAATTTACACCTTACTTGCACATCATATTAAATCTTTTCTTAGCTGG